CCATCCCAAACCTGCAACACTTCTGTAGTTGTATTGAAGATTAGCGTGCCAGGATTAAAATTAAGCTGATCACGTTGAGTAGTCGATATAGCTAAAGTATTATACGGATCTACTGCTCCTAAGTTTATCTCTAAAATACGTACAAGTCTATTAAAAAGGTCGGCAGAAACAGTTTCTCCTTGCGCTAACGGTAATCTAGTTGGCAGCAGTTTAGCCATTATCTTCTACCGTCTTGCCTGATATCTATCCTTGTAGCTCCCAATCTCCAACCTATACCTAGATTACCATCATCTGTAGCGTCGTCATCAGATTCAAATCTAAGCGCTGCTTGTCTTCCTCTGCCCCTAACGTTGACTTGACCAGTATTGCTTTTAATAGAACTGGTTGAATCTATTGATAGGGAATTTCCTGGAAAATCTCTAGTTTGTAAAACTATATTAATAGAGCAATCATTTTCATTTTGTAAAAATTTAAAATCTGGTATAAGTCGTCTAATAAATTGAAAACTCTCGCCATCACCTATATCAAAGTCTGAGCTTTGAATATAAACATTTGTCATCGGCGATCCATCTGCGTCAAAACCGTATTCTTGTTGATATAAATAACCGTTAGTTACTGCTCTTGGATATGGCTCAACGCCTGTATCTAACCAAGCAGTTCTAGTTAATTGACCATATGACCAAGCATCTTCTGTATAGTTATAAAGAACGTATCTATCAATATTGTCGCTGTTAGCAGAACAATAGAACCAGCCTACTTCAGTTTTATCGTTAATTGTAAAAGCGTGTATTTTATAAGCTTGATCTAAATTGATATTGCTAAATACGTAATTTTGTACTTGACATCTAACAGTTTGTACAGATCCGTTATATACGTAGAAGTTATTGTTACTCATCCAAAACGTACCGTTAGGAGCAGTTGCGCAAGCCTTTGGTCCAACTAAACCAGCTCCTTCGTTAATTAGGTTAACTGCAAATGTATAAGGAGGACCAACAAACTGCATACTATATAAAGAAGTGTCTGTCCAAATAAGTGTTTCTTGTCTAGCTTTGCAACCGCCAACAATTTGAGATCCTGAGGAAAGTCTTACAGATCCAGCAGTATTCGTAATTAAAGGCTCAAAATCTAATTCGTTTTCTTGATCGGAGAATGCAACTAACATCGGATCAATAGATCCTGTTCTTACACCTCCTGAAATTGGATCAGCTCCTAAAACAATCAAGTGTCTATCGGTTTCTGAAGTAATAACTTGTAATCCTACAGTTGGAACTAGATTGGCTCCAGATCTTTGCGATAATTCAACGGCTCTAGTTGTTACGCCGTTGTTTTCAATCCATTCGTAAATGCCGCCACCTCTGACATTCATTATTAAGTTCTCGCCGTAGTTATCGTGAGTCCAAAGCCTTAGCTGATTTGCTGCAGATAAAGCAGTTGATGATCCGTATGCTCCAGCACCCCAAGTTCCTACGCCATATCCAGTAGAACCAACATATACATCCAAACCTGTATTGATTTGGTATTCTCCTACTACTGAAGCTCCTCCGTCGCCTGTATCAGAAGAGTTGGCGGTTACAGTATTGCCACTTGTATCTTTAGCTTCAATAGTATAATTGTCGGCATCTATAATAGTTGCTATTTGATATTCTTGATTGAGAACTGTATCGGTAATATTTCCGCCTAAAGATACTGCACCTGAGAATGTAACAAAATCGTTTTGAACTGCTCCATTTGCAGTATCTGTTACTGTAATAGTTGCATCTCCATCTACTGCAGCAAAGGTTACATCTCCTGCAGCGGTAGTAGATCTAATAGGGGTTATGTCGTTGTAGCCAGAACCTTCTTGTATGTAATATTTTAAATTTGTTCCAAGACCAAGATACTTAGTTCCTTCTAAAGCAATCCAAGCGTGCAAAGCTCTGCAAGTTCCTAAAAAAGTATTAGATATTATCTTAGTCCAACCGCCAAACTTTTCCGGTCTGCCTTTTCTAAAACGAACTAAATTACCGTCAAACCAACCACCCTCGTTATCGTAGTCAGTTCCTTCTCTGTTTATGCCTGGTCTAAATACTGCTTTCTGTAGTGCCATCCAACGGTTCCAATTCTGGTATCTTGTTAAATATTAATAAAGTTTTAATTAAAGACTCTTTAGAGTCAATATTTTTTAAATTTTCTATAGTTTTGGCGACAGAATTTTCAACTTCGCTGAAAGGCAAAAAGAAAACCTTATCGATTGGCAAGGCAACTAAGCAGAAAATATCTACTTGCCCGCTACCATATCTTAGCATTTTATTCTTTCTTTTGTTATCTGCGTTAGAACGAAAGTCCCAACGATAATAATTTTTACTATCTTTGGTATAAATGCTATTAGTTGTTTTTACTTGTATGCGATAAAACTGTCCTTGATGATCTAGAATAAGATCGGATTTATGGCCTTCAGGAGCCAATATAACGGAGTCGCAATATCGCAACAAAAATGATGCTGCTAGATATTCACCCGCAAGAGCAACTCTTGCTGAAGGATGCGCCATCTAAGCTCCTAATTTTTTTCTTCTCTCAATTTCGTTTTTGATTTTTTGTTTTACTTTTGGGCCCATATTAGGCATTTCAAGCAATTCTTTTAGTTCTTTAATATCAGCCATTTTCATATAAGAATGTTCTTGCTTCATTTTTCCAGTAGCCTTATCTCTTATAGAATGGCTTTTTCTTAGCTTGATAGGCATGTTAAATATGGCGCCAATCTTTACCTTCAAATAATAAGGCTTCAGCTTCTCGTCTTCTAACCAATCCAGCTAAAACTTTGCCGCCAGCTTTGTTCCATTTTTTAATTTGTTCTGGAACTTTATCGTATTCTTTATTATTTAATTTTTTTAAAAGAGTAGAAGATTTTAAATTAGATGGTCCTAAGTTATATACCCAAGAACAAAGAGCGTCGAATTGTTGTTGATTTAGATCTACGTGTACGTAATCGTTAATATATTGCTCGTATTCTTCTTCAAGTTCTCTTTGCAACATATAGTCAGCTTTATCTTGCGTCCACTTATCGCCCTCTTGAACACCTTTAATATGTCCGTATCCAATTGTAAGAACGCCAACTGCGTCAAAATATGCTTCAAGTTCGCAGCCCTCAAAATGTTTAATAAGTTCTAATCCTTCATCTGATATGTGCATTTTAGTCATCCTTGCTAGGCGTGTTAGAAGCGCCAAAATAAAACGAAATAACCGCACTTGCTAGTCCTCCCAAATACCCAAGAACTAAGTTAATAAGTGCTTCAGAGTTTTGCTCAGGCGGTTGAATGGTTACTAAGAATATGTAGCCAAGAAATCCTCCAACAGTTGCAATACCCATAATTCTTGCAGTCCAATCTTTGCTAAATTTTCCTCTAGCATCTTGTTTGTCTTGAACTTCTAATTTGAATATATCTATATCTAGTTCTTTCATTTGAACTTCAAAAGCCTGTTCTGCTTTTTTTAGTTCCATCATTTGTTCGGGAGTTGCTTGTTGAATGGCTTGATCGATTGCTTTAGGGGTGTTGTCGCATTTTAAAACATCGCAAATAACTTTACTTGCCATTCCTCCAAGCGGTCCGCCTAAAGCAGATCCAAGCGTTGGAGCTACGCTACCAACTACATTTTTTAATATTCCTTTTAACATATTATTTCCAAGTATATATCTTCAAAGGCTTGCTTTTGCCTTTGACCATTATAGGTTCTAATTCTAGCAAATGGTAGCCACACATCAACTCAGTACTCTCACCTATTAATATATTGACTCCACGCTCTTTAGTAGCAGATTCTAACCTTGCTGCTGTATTAACAGCATCTCCTATTGCGGTATAGTCAAATCTATTTTCGCTACCCATATTACCAACAATAGCTTCACCCGTATTGATACCAATACCTATAGCTATTCCTGGCAGATTTTCTGATTGCAGCTCTTGATTTAATATTTCTATATTCTTCATTATCTCTACGCCACATTCTACTGCTCTCTTAGCGTGATTACGCATATCTAAAGGTGCGTTAAATATAGCCATCATCGCATCTCCAATATATTTATCTACCATACCCTCATACTTTTGAACTGCCTTTTGTTGAGCAGTTAAAACCTTGTTCATAATATAAGTAACTTCTTCAGGTGTAACACTTTCAGATAAAGCGGTAAAACCTCTTAAGTCAGTAAAGATAAAAGTACAGTTTCTTTTTTCGCCACCTAGTTTTAATAGATCAGGATTCTTTTGTAATTGTTTGACTTGTCTTGGGTCAAGATAGTGTTCAAATTGTTTTTTAATTTGTTGTCTAAGTTTGAATTGTTCTTTGAATCTTAAATAGAAAGCTAACGTGCCTACAATAAAACTAGATATAAACGCCCAAGTTATATCTATCAATAAACCATTCTTGATAAAAGTTGAGCCAACAACTATTTGTATAGCTAAAACAAATAAAAAACTTATTGCACTTAACGCAATACCAAAGTAACTAAGACAAATCCAAACCAATACTACAGATATAAAGAATATGAATATTTCAACCGCTAGACTATAATCAGGAATATATGGTGAATCTTCTATCAAAATGGATTCGGCAAGTGCTGCTTGGATTTTGTGTGGTTCTAATAAGCCTGCTGGCGTTGCCACTTGCGGCATTACACCTTGCGCTGTTACCCCTACAAAAACGAATTTATTTTCAACATCCATTTCGGCAAGAGTAGTTTCAGGCGTATCAACCCAACTGATCCACTTGCGGCCTAAACTATCTGTCTTAACTGGTGGTATGCCTTTGACAGTTATTTCTTGAATACCATTTTCATTTGTTTTAATAATGTAGGTATCAGAGCCTGCTAGTATTTTTAATACTTGCGTACCGTAAGCAGGTATCCAACCATCCGGGCTTTTCATCAATAACGGTATGCGTCTTACCAAGTTATCAACATCTACGGGAGCAACGGCTACACCTTCTGGAGCCGCTATGACGTTTTGTCTTACACCTCTGGCTGAATAACCAATGACATCCGGACCAAGTATGACAGTTCCTGTTGTTTTAGGATAAAACTTGGTATCGTTTTCAAACATCGCCAATACCGTAGGTACGGTCATATTAATGGCTTCTGCAAATTCTTGATCGCCTCCAAATCTATCTTGTTCGGTAAAAGCTATTACCCAACCAACCCCAATAGCACCTTTGCCATACAGTTGTTTTTGGATTTCTGCAAGTCTTTGTCTTGGAAATGGGTAGCCGCCTTCTTTGACTACGTCAGCTTCAGTAATATTTAAAATAGTAAAATAGCCAGATGGATCTTTTTTCGGAATAAAAGCGTCAAAAGTTTTGAGCTTGAGTGTGTCATACCAGCTTGGCTGATAAATGTAAGGCAACCCAAGTATGACACTTGTTATTAACAGTATGACAGCTTTTTTCAAGATTCCTGTTTTATTGTTATGGTTGATGTGCCACCTCCATTTACTTTAATCCTATTAGTAACGCCATCTTGTATAAAGATAATAGTATAGCCATTTGAGCCATCTATATCTATTCTTGCTTTCTGTTGGACTTCTCTACGAAAAGATATAACTTCACCTTGCAGTATCGTAGTAATCTGAGTTTCTAAATCTTGGCCTATAGACGTGCCTTGTATGGATGAACCTATCTGACTTTTAAGCTCTTCTTCTTTGAGCATATCCAACTCTTCTACAATCGCTAATAAATCTTCAAAGAAATTTACATCTAGAAAGTTAATATCTAACTCAGTAAATTCTAAGTTATCCTCAGCCAAAGCATCTTGGTCTAATTCTTCAAACTCTAAATAATCTATATCTAAAATATTTTTTGATTCTTTACCACTTTCCTCTTGTTGCAATTTAAGATTTTCTTTTGGCGGATTAACAATCAACATGTTATCTATTAGATCCAAACTTAAATCTAAAATAACAGGTTTGCTTGGGCTAGATTCAAAAACGCTGGTTGTCGTTGCTTGATACGGTTGATTAAGCGTAACCGTTCCTATTGCAGTTGTTACCAATATTTCTCCGCTTGAAAGTCCGTTAACATCTGGTAAAAGAATAATTAACGATCTGCCTAGCTCATCTACGGTACAAGTAAAGTCGGTTCCTCTAATAGCAATATTAGCCGTAGGTGTGGTTATTGATATATTGTCTTTATCAATAGCTCCTAAAGCTCCAGTAACAAATCTAGCTGTACCAGAGGCAAAATTAAGAGCTAGTTTAGATTTGCTCGGATTAGGATCAAAGACATATTCATCTATTGTCAGTTTGGAATGCTCGGTTAGCCTAACGGTAGAATCATCTAGAAAGGTAATACCAATACGACCAATATTGGTTTCTACTAAATCATTTTGTTGAACTTCAAAATCTAGCGTTGCTGGATAAGTTTCGTCTCTAACTATTTGAGCTTGACCGTTAAGCTCGGTAACGTCTCCTATCTCAGCAGCTAGTTGCTGTCCCTTGATCGTTTTGGATGATACAAATATTAGAATTAGAAGCAGTACTTTCAATCTTAACCCAGTCTTTAGCCAACGTAGAAGCCTGGGTAACGTTGATGGTATTGGTACTGCCATCTAAGTCTAAATAAAAATATCCACTGTCAGCTGAGGTTGTCCCTGAATACCCGCTACCGCTAAAAGCAATATCGTTAGAGCTACCGTTAACATCCATATAATTCGTAGCGTTTTCATAATCTATATCAAAATCAAATGTATTGCTGCTGCCTGTAATTAACCAATCTAAATTCAAATAAGATGCGTCATCATTTTCAGCGATCTTTAAATCAAAAGTATTGCTTGAACCGGTTACAT